TACGAGACCTACTTTGTCAAATTTAATCATGGTGTTACCGCCTTTCAAGATTTTTAAAAATAAAAAAAGAAGTGCGAGTGGCGCTAGATTTATTATGGCCTCAATCCTTTCAGATATCTAGTCTTCCCAGCCAGCTGTACTTTTTACAGCAGTTTACCTCTACTTCTTTCATTATAGCATGTGTAATTTCTGCGAGGTCTATTTTATTGTAAGTCTGATTAAATTAAAACCCTTTGATGTGATGTCTGTGGCCATCCATACACCACCGGAACAGAGTTTGTTGGTTATGGCATTATACGCGGCTCCGGCCTTGAAGAGATCATCCTTCAATTTAAACCACATAACTCCCATTGCAATACCAGCACATGCCATAATAACTTTTTCCCTTTTTGTTAATTTTTCCATAATACTAACTCCTTTCAAGTTTGAGAAAATAAAAAGAAGAAAGCCTAAGCTTTCTATCTTTGATCATTCATAAAGCGAGTCTATATATTTGGCTGTTTGATGCTGGTCAATTGCCTTTACTAAACCGCTTGCAACTATACATGCGATTACATATCCAACAAATCCTTTACCAAGTTTAAACATAATAAATCCTCCTTTAAATTCTTTCATTATAATGTGTATAATTTCTGCGAGAAAAAAAGAAGAGGTTGTTACGCCTCTCTTTATTTGTTGACTTTATGATTGAATATTACGTTATCAATTTTATTCTTCACTAGTCCAGCTGTTCCAAATACGAGATTACCAAATATCAGTGATCCCGCAATTATTCCTGCGGCCAAAGTTCCAAGTACATTATTTTTCATAATAATTCCTCCTTAAATTCTTTCATTATAGCATGTGTAATTTCTGCGAGGGAAAAAAGAAGAGGTTGTTACGCCTCTCTTTAGAGTGACTTAATTGTATCCCAATGTTTTATTACGTTGGAAATCCCATTTGCCAGTCCAATAGCTCCTATTGTTGCTGCTGCTCCGACCACTCCACGTTTAATACTACCATTGTATTTTAAACCTTGAGCGAGTATATATTCATAATTTATCTCTCCTTTCATTATAACATGTGTAATTTATGCGAGAGAAAAAAGAAAGCCCAAGCTTTCTATAAGATATCCAATAATTGTATAATATCTACTATTGAATCCGCCAATTCCCGTACTTCCTCATCACTCATACTTGATACCCCAATAAAATCATCTCTATCAGCCAATAATACTCGTTTGGCTTTTTTCTCCATTTCACTTTTTGGTTCATAGTTTCTTAATAATTCTTTACATTCCATTGAATTTAGTTCCATTAGTAAACCCTCCTATAATTATCTTTCCTTCATTATAACATATGTATTTCTTGCGAAGAGAAAAAAAGAAAGCCTAAGCTTCCTCTTTATTTAGTATTTCTATAATTGACTCTGCTAGTTTCATACGTTCGTCACCCTCTAAAATTTCCTCACAATTCTCGTCTAAGACAGTTGTTGCTGTTTCAATAATTTCTGCATTTTGAAGTAATTCTTCTGCATTGGTTATTGAACCATCTAACATCATATCCATGTCAACATCAATTGTTACTAAACTTGCGATTGTAATTTTCATAATAATCTCTCCTTTGTTTTATATAATACCTCATTATAGTGTGTGATTCCTGCGAGGAGAAAAGAAAGAGGCTAAGCCTCAATCTCCTCAAAGTCTCCGTTCGCAAACATCCTTATTTTGTATTTACGTTCGTATTGTTCCCTGATGAGTTTTAATACTTTTACCTCTTCCTCTAAATCATTTATCCTTTTCTTTGTGGCCTTTCCTAGTTCTACTAATTCCTCAGTGTTCATAGTGTTTACCCCTTTCAAAGATATATTTCATTATAACATGTGTAATTTATGCGAGAGAAAAAAGAAAGCCTAAGCTTCCTTCTCTATTTGAATTGTAAAATTGTTTTTAAAATTTTCGACTGTCTGTTTAAGTCTTTTGTTGCCCTCATCAATGGTTCTCATTAGTTGTTCGTGTTTGTGTTTTCTATATTGCATTCGTGCAATACGTAATCCAAAACTCGCTACAACTAGTGCAACCCCTAACGTTTTAACATTAAACATAAATATCTATCTCCCTTCAAATTATCAATTTACTTTCATTATAGCATATGTAATTCTTGCGAGAGAAAAAGAGAAAGTAGTTTATTCAACTACTTCTTCTCCTTCAACTTCTTCGGTTGTTTCGATTTCTTCATCATCTCCATAGAAAAGATCGTTCAGATTGTTCTCGTCAATGGTTTCATTTAACTGTTTGATGCCCATTAAGGTTACCACTAACAACGGTACTGTTACCGCTATTATAGTATTCTTAATAGTATCCTTATGGTTACTCCAAAAACCTTTAACTTTTTCTTTCATGATTTTTATCTCCTCTCAAAATTATGTTTCTTTCATTATAACATATGTAAATTCTGCGAGATAAAAAGAAAGCCTAAGCTTTCCTTTTATGATTTGACTCGTTTAATGATTTTTCCAACAACCCAGAATGTTCCTAAAACCATCACTAGTGTTACCATACTATCATCTCCTTCGTTATAGCATATGTAATTTCTGCGAGGGAAAAAAGAAAGCCTAAGCTTTCCTTTACATTAATGTTTTAAATCCTTCATACATCATCTCTGTCAGTTTCTGTTGATTTTTAAACCTTTCATAATCGCTCGTCTTACCTTGACAACATAGTATATATACCGATGATACTTTAGATTTATCTGAAGTTAAAACTATATCTGACTCTTTTAAGTCATATATTTTAAACCCATTTTTTCTAAGTATCTTTGATACATTTACCGCTGCTTTTTCTAAACGTTGAATTACCATTCTAAAATCAATTATCCCATTCATAATAATTCCTCCTATATTAAAACTTAATGTCTCATTATAGCATATGTAATTTCTGCGAAAAAAGGAAGCCTAAGCTCCCTCTACTTTCTTGTAAACATCTCCTTTCTAGCATCGATACGTCCTTGGTAGTACTGTGACCGCGCATAATTCATCGCGGACCACACTAAACATCCAATAATTTCAATTCCAGAAACGGCCAATGCAAACTTTTCAACTTTAGTTAACATAGTTTCCTCCTTTCTATCTAATATTTATAGTTTGATGTAACTTTGTTTCTAATTCAGCCATCTGGTCTGCACTCATTATATGCCTCATACCTTATAGAATATGTTTTTTCTGCGAAAAAAAAGAGGCTAAGTTTCCTTAGCGCCCTTAGTCTTAAGATTTTACTCTTCTTGACTTCGTCCTTTTTCCATACGTAGTGTCATATTGTCAGCCTTAAAGACTATCCGCATATTAGTTTTTGTGTTCTCCCCACCCTCAATCAATTGTTCTATTGGAACTTCAAATTCCATATTACAATTTTTTGCCTCATAAAGAATCCCCTTCCTTAAAATTGCGGATAAAATCATATCTGTGACTTTACTCATACTACATTCTCCTTTCAGATTATATTCATTATAGCATATGTAATTTTTGCGAGAGGAAAAAGAAAGAGATCTGTTTAGATCTCTCCTCTTCTTTGTAACAATTTATATAGTTCCCAATTACCTTTACGAAAGTCATAAATGTCTTTTGTAATTTTTGTTGTTAATCCAAATCGTTCGTATACTTTTATTAGATATGATGCATACCACAAGATGTCATTTGTTTCTTCATTCTTGCCATTTTCCTCACATACTACTAAGGCATACTTGGATTTAATCTTAACTATTTCTTCGATAGACATAAACTCTTTACTTTCCATTGTAATTCCTCCTAAATTTTATTTCATTATACCGTATGTAATCTACGCGAAAGAAAAAAGAAGAGCCTTTGTTAAGGCTCTACCTTTTTATTTGTTAGTTGATTATATATATCTATAGCTTCGGTTCTTGTCTTTCTAAGAAACAGTTTACCATCAATTTGCGTTGCATTAAGATACCGAACCTGGAATAATTCTTCCCAAGTTTCATCTTCATAAAGCGCTATATACTTTCTATAGCTGTCTAATTTTACAACATGAACGTATTTAATCTTTTTCATATTATAATCCCCTTTCATTAAAGGGTATGTTTTTCCTGCGAAATTCTCGTTTTCTTAGTCTTCGATTCTTCTTGTACCACAGCTCGAAGCAATATTAAATAATTAATATGATCTGTAATTTTCTCGTCCCATAATTCTATTGGAGACTCAACAAGACTCTTACACATATCGTAAATAGACGTTGTATGCTTTACCAACATGCCAGCGAGTGCTTGACGCATAGTGCACTCTTGTATTCGAGAGGCAATTTTGAAATTGTGTAAACGATCCTCCGTTGCATACTCGCCCGCCTTGAATCCCAATACATCCAAGCATCGTGCAATTTGTTGAGTCGCAATTACCTCAAATTCATCATTATGCATATTAATACACTCCTTTTTCTAATAATTTACCATTAACATAAACATGTGATATCCCGGAAGTTTGACCATATTACATCCTCCTTTCATTATAATGCATAATATACTTCATTATAGCATATGTTGCATCCGCGAGGATTTATTCGACATACGGTATGGCCACCGTCCAATTCGCAGCGATAGTCTTGTAATGAATATGGTCATCACTACGTACGTCAAAGTACTGTATTCCGTCGACTGTATAAACTGCGATAACTACCCCTCTAGTTTTGTTGTTCTTATGTTGTACCTCATCTTGATATAGTGGCACTGACGTGCTCATAAATATAACCCCTTCCTATCATTGATTACCAAAAAAAAAGAAAGCCGAAGCTTTCCTTTCATATGAGTCGGTCCTTTTACAACGTACCAGATAAAGTCTTCAACGCTTGCACTGCTGCTCTAACATCGTACGTCCTAGCTAACGATATCATCCTATGTGAATCGGCCGTTAAATGCAGAATTGTTGCTTTCTGAATTCCACGTATCCCCATCACAGGAACAATACACGCCAACATCAACGCTCCTCCTGCCACCGTAGCAAATGCTGCTGCGTAAGTCATAACTTTACTTGAGTTGTCCATATAAATTACCTCTCTTTCATTATAGTGTATGTTTTAATCGCGAATCAGACCAAAATATACTTCGAAATAAGCTAAAATGGTCTAAATCGTTTCTAAGCCACGTAAAGGCCTATTTAAGCGACTTAAGGTTGTTTCAGGATGAATCATACCACCTAGGCTATTTACGCGCCATACAGGCCATTCTGAGAGGAGGTTTTTTCGGAAAAGGTCCATTTTATGTATTTTGAGAAAAAAAGAAGCCTAAGCTTCTGATTAATTATTAACTTTCAATTGGTTTTGCTCTTCCATCGCTGTCGCTACAATGACTATTCCTGCTAACAGAAATAACACCGATCCGATAACTATGTCTGATTTATTCTCTTTTATGTATTTAATAATTCTATTCATAATATCAATCTCCTTTTTTGTTTTCTTTCATTATAGTGTATGTAATTTATGCGAGGTCTTTCGACAACCGCCTGCTACGCAGAAAGGAGAAAAAAGGGAAGGCGTGTACTACACACGCCCTCTTAAAACAAACCCTATCGCTTTTGAGGTGATAACATCAACTTTTTCGAATCCCAAAATTAGCGCTATACCCAACAAGTTCCCCGCTACAACTATCAGTGTGTCTTTACTTATAAAGTTGGTTCTGTCTCCAGTTTTTGCCTTAAAAAGCTTTTCCAAATTGGTAGCCATAGCTGTGTACTCCTCTGAGTCTGGCGGATATTTTGACATAATGTCTAAAATAGCGTCGATCTCCTTCTCTAGATGTGTTTGTTTCTTGAACTTAGTGAACAGCATTTTTGTCTTCCCCTCTCAAGATGTCTTTTTTCCATTTCTATTATAAGGCGCGTTATTTTTGCGAGGTGGTGGCCTCTTGCGCATTAAGAGTTTGTTTAAGAATAGGGATGAGAAGTTCAATAATTTTTTCCATAGGGACGTTCGTACCCTGTCCAAGTTTTTGTAATTCCGCAGAAATAAGATCGGTAACTAAGTCCACCGGGAAATCTTGTACCGTCTGTTGCTTGGCATCGACAAAACCTTGCCCTAGAATATAACTGCCGCCAAGAATTATGAGATACAGGAGATCCTCGCTTGGTAGCCCGAAGTCGAAAGCGTAATTACAAACAACCAGAATGGCCAAAATACCAAACACCCATAATTTTCGTGAATTTAATTTAGTAAACATTGTTAAAATCCTCCTCATTTTGATTTAATTCATCTTACTTAGACTAGCCGTCCAACAATGCAATTAATCCCTGCTGGAATACCGACGGTTGCTCCTAATGTGCCACCTATAGACGTTCTGTATCCACCGGCGGGAACTTTCAAAGTCAACCCATTTACAACAAAGTCTTGCCAAGTTGCTTCTGCGTGATATATATCGATTGCTAGTATATTTGTAGAGAATGTTATTACATTATTGTCAGCATCCGCCTGTGTCTTTTGCTCAGTTAGTGAGCTTCCGGCCAACCTTGTTGGGATAGGATTTGTTGCGGAAACGTCAACACCACCGATTTGTATGTTAATATTTTCCTCTTGAGTAATGATCTCATAAGGCGTGCCGGATACAACCTCAATTGGGTCAGCCCCGCCCGTAAACGGAACTGGGTCAACAAAAACATCTAAAGGAAAGCCTGCCTGATAAGCCCCAACATCGAATAAAGCAGCGAGTGCTGGGGTGCTCTCTATCAGCCCTTCTACGTTACCTGGCATAATAGCCACAGGTACTCCTGCGCCATCAGTAGCCGACGTAATAGACAGAAGATCATTAGCAAAGGATATGGCCATATTCTGACCGAGTCCAACACCATTGACGAGTAGTACGGAATATCCACTGGCGCCTACTGCCCTGCAATTTATTACCATGGACCCACCAGTCGAGCCTGTAACCGTAACGCTATCGGGCAATCCAGGATATAGAGAATTAAACGACACCGCACTAAGTATGCTTCCAGTTATCTCGCGAATATACTCCACGCCACCAAGAGTGATCTTAATTAATTTATCATTTAATGAGGTTGGTTCAAAATTCTTTGTGTTATCTACAAGAGTGACATCCGAACCAGACGTTGCAGTTCCTTTTAATAGACTAAAACTGGAATTATCCACACCATCCCTTATCTATCGCGGCCAATAGAGCCTCCAAACCATCAGTATTAAGATTAATTGCATCAGTATTAAGATTAATTGCATCAACATCTAAATTAACCTCTCCGGTTTTAGATAAGATTCCTTTGAGTAAGGCGATAACAGGGGCGTCCGAAGCAGGGGCGTCCGAAGCAGGGGTTACGACAGTAACATCGCTTTTAGTTCCTAAAGCCTCGTCTAAATCAGGCGACTCGATTTGTAAAAAGCCATTAGGTGACTGTATAGCCACCACTTGGCGTTCCCCATCCGAGTCAAGTATAGGGTCACCAGCCGAGTCTACGAATAATGCATATATTTGGGTTTTCGTTATCGGTTGATCAGGCTGAGGAATTCTAAGCCTACTTTCTTGTTCGATGTGCAAGTTGATCACTCCTTAATTATGGTAATTTTATAGGTTCGCACGCATAGCCCATCGCCCTTATTTGGCTACGTACGTCGCCTGCTTTAGAATCTAATACGCGCACCATTAGGTAGCCGTCCTTATCCACTGAGACGGGCGTAGAGGGGGCTACAGTGGGTGTGACGTCCAATGCTTTATAACCATACCCGTAGTAGTTGCATATGCCCTTATAGAGCCGCTGAGCGATCATCTCATGGTTATATGCCATCCATGTCGCATCCTTAGTATTGTCATGGAACGCGAGTTCGATTAAAATAGATGTTGCCTTGACGGAGTCACCTACTTCAATCAGCCCACGTTTATACTTTATACCACGATCTTTACCTGGCGATAAAGGGGCTATCTGCTCGTACAACGCTTTAGCCAACCGTTCTGAATTTGATCCGATGCTATAGCTATATACTTCCGTTCCTTCGCCACCGCCCGCATTAGAATGGAGGGCAATATGAATATCCGCCCCCCAATTATTCGAATCGGTAGCGATGGAATACACATCGTCCATAGAAGGGCTATTACGTCTTACTTCAAATCGTCCGTCCTTAAGTAATAATGGAATAAGCAAATCTGCAATAGCATTCATTTCTTTTTCTTCCGTAGTAAACGGAGCTATCCCGACGTTATTTTGTTGGGTACTTGGAGAAACATAAACCTTTTTCATTCTTTATCACCCCTGTTCTTCAATGTGGTCGATCCGTTCGTGGGCAAACTTTGCAATCTCTTCAACCCTTGTCACGCGGTCGGCAAGTGCATTGATACTCTTATTAGTATCCTTTTGCTCTAGTAAAACCTCATCCGTACGATGCTTAATGTAAGCAATATCGGTCTCTAAGGTTCCTCGTGCAGCCCCTGCTGAGTAGGAATCTTTCTTTATGCCCTTTAGATACCCTACATAGGCAAATATAACTCCGGACAAAGACGCAACAATTCCGAAATTTATCCAACTTTGATCCAATAAAACCAACTCACTTCCTTAGACTTATCGCCCCTTTCTTTGCTACCTTTATGTCGCGCGTTATTATGTAGAAGTCTCGTGGTCGAACTACTTAACTATCTCGTCTCCTTGAATGAACGACCCTTTCTCTTCTTTACCACTCTGCCATAAGTGCTGTGCGCAACTTTAACGTGGTATTCTCGTTATACATAAGACAGGTTGTCAATAAACTATTTGAGCCTAGAACCATAGCAGTCGAAACCCCGCCATAACTAGACACATATAAGTCAGTAATTCCAGCAGGAGATCCATCAGTATTTGAGATTAATGTTCCTGAGGAACTATCCGCTATTAGTAGAGGAACTTTATATAGATAGTTAGAAACGCCACAAAATCCTCCATAGCCAAAAGTTATTATATTAATAGGTAAATTAAGGGATATATCTTTACCAGCACAGTCAATTGTATTTTTGACAGCTCCAGTTAAGCCAAACACCATGCTATCTCCATTTGTGGCGATAGCTATTAAGCTTAGTTGTGATTTTACATCAGAGTTGGACGACAATGAATTCAATAAGATAAAATTATCCCCTAGCACCAGGGGGAAACTAGACAGGGTGCCAGTGGCAGCACCAGAATAAAGGAATCTTACCTGGTTTGTAATGGTTGCTCCGCTTGTCCAAGCGTCACCGTAGAAGGCAGAATATGCTCCTATAACGGGGTTGATACCTATTTTTATAACTTTTGATGAGATTGCTGCGCATGAGAAAATTAAATACTTAGGAGTTAGGTTAGTAGTTAGATAATAGATAGTAACTCCTGCACCATACTTATTGGTTAGGGCCGTTGCAATATCTTCTAGACAAGTTGGCGCGTTAATCGTTACACAAGAGTTAGCCAATTAGTGTTCACCCACTTTCTGATGCTCACCACTCTGCAATAAGTGCTGTTCTTAGTCTCGTAACGGTAGCTGAATCATACATAACACAGGTTGTCAATAAACTATTTGAGCCTAGAACCATACCAGTCTGAACCCCGCCATAACTAGACATGTACAAATCATCAATCCCAGCAGGAGAGCCATCGGTATTTAAGATTAGTGGGCCAGACGAACTATCCGCTATTAGTAGAGGAACTTTATACAAGTAGTTAGAAACGCCACAAAATGATGCACTAAAGTCCACTATTTTTATATTAATCCCTGAGGTTATATCTTTACATATGTTGTTAATAATTGAAAGAGCATATGACGACCCCCCGGTAAGGCCAAATACCAGACTATCCCCATTAGTGGCTTTTCCTACAATAATCAATTCTGAGTTTGTGACCTTATTAGTAGTTAGACAATTTAATAAAATAAAACTCGTACCCAGTACCATATTCATACTCGCAGGAACTCCTATGTCGTTAACTGTGGTAAGAAATGTCACAGCGTTCGTAATAGTTGTCCCACTTGTCCAGGCGTCCCCGTAGTACGCCGATATGGTGCTGGACCTCCCAGCAACTCTTATTCTTATAACTTTTGATGAAATTGCGTCACATGAAAAAATTAAATCATTAATAGTTTTATAGTGGATGGTAACCCCTTCGCTATATTTATTGGTTAGTGCGGTTGCAATGTCGGCTAGACATTGATCATAAGCACAAGAAATTGATACATGAGAGTTAGCCAATTAGCGTTCCTCCTCTTTAGGGTGTCGTAATCGTCGTTAAAGTTAAATTTAGAGTTAATGCTGTTGCTAAGAAAAATTGGTGCGTTGAAGGTATTAAACCACTTCCGCCTCCGCCAGTAGCCGGGCCTGATGTTGAAAGTCCCGCTACAACACCGGTAACAAAGCCTTGATTCCAATCATCTTGTTGCGACGTAAAATCACCTCCTAATAAGTAACAGTAACCACTCTACCATTTGCACTATCCAGTCTTGTTATCCGACCATTCCCGTCTTTAGTCCAAGTCCAACTATCCGCCGAACCATCTAAATCGGTGTCAAAACCTGTTCCATCTCCCTTATAGACTATTGCCGTGACACCTACTGGGTCGGGTTTTAGGTTTGTAGTTCCATTGTTACGTATACTTGATATTTCAACGTCATCAACATAGAACCCAAAATTTCCGTTGTCACTATAAAGGAAATAATTTCCGGGGTATGCGCCTGAGCCCTAAAACCTTCTTCTGCAGTATTAAAGTGGCATTGCCCGCCAGTTTCATTTGGAGGCCCAATTTCCAACGTGTTACCCGCGTTAATCGTACCAGATATATTTAAAGTCGCAAGCTCTACCGCGTTTATCTGTGCGGCGGTTAGTTCCAACCCTGTAAGAAATTTGGCAACTATAGAACCATCCATAGTTATGGCGGTCTCAAATGGTCCATTTATACCCGTCGAACTGTAACCAAACCCTCCTAAATTCCACCTCCAAACTTTCTCCGCAGTCATCACGTCGTCCGTATCCATTATGAGTATCTCGTAAGGTTTGCCGTCATCTCCTGTGCGTATTAGCACATGCCCTCCCGTAGCGCCAGTAATAAGGGAAGTCGCGTTGTTGATAGCCGCTTGATACAGAATTGCGAAATTATCCATGGCATTTTGGTATGCACTTGTGGTTTGTGCGATTTTTGTTGTTATGTCGTTCTTAACATCTTCGATTGCACCATTGATCGAACTTGCGATGTTGGATCTGAAACTGCCCAGTTCAACCTTCTCGATCCTGTCCAATAGACAGTTTTTTGTTATCTTTATTACCCTGGCTTTGAGATCGATGCCTAAACGAGCATGTCTAATCGTGACCGTATCGCCCATATAAACTCTCTCTAATACAGCATAGTTCTTGTATTCTTCCGTTTTTGATAATTCAAGAAAGTCTATTTTGTAATTACATTTAGGAATATCAATCCCAGAGTCAAGGTAGTTTTGCCCTGCTTCTCGTAACTGAGAAATCGCTATTGCAGTTAACTCTGCCTCATCTATTAATAGGGTTGCCGTGTATAAATTTGACATCTGGTCGACGATCCTTACATAATAACAATTCGCAGGAGTAGTGAAGTCCGGTGCCCACGCTAACCCACTAATGTACACACAAGTATAATCGTAAAAAGCTACTGTGTCAGGACCACTTTTAATATAATGAGTACTTGGGGAGACTTGAATAAGATCGCTTGCAAAGTAGTTCGGCCACTCCCGTACTTCGCCCGTAGAATAGACAACGTCATGTTCGAGAATCGCAGTTTCTGTGTCAAAAAGATTAACCGGGTTCGACGCTTGAATGTCATTAAATTCCTGCACCCGAATTTTAGGGTAAGGGTAATTTGATAAGTAAGGACTGTCTAAGAATACCTCCGGCAATAATAGACCACTAACTCCACTACCTAAAACCTCAGCCGTACCAACCGGCACTAAACGGGTACATACATCGGTCGTGTCGAGGGTTTCTTCGATTCCTTGTATGTTCTTCCCGTAGCTAATTAAAACCCCTCTATCAAGCCCACGTTGGCTCATGAGCTCAATTAGAAAGTTATCACGAATGAGTTCACCGCCCCATGTAGCAATGATGCCGTCCGTAGGATTCATTATGATATCTACCGGATTTCGCCTCGTGTAGAATCTATTGTGGTCCCCTCCCACATCAGAGGCATTTGTAAAAGGGTGGGCATATAGGGTGTTGTCGTCCAGCATCCACTCAAGAGCTCTGGCTCCGGTTTGACCCCCTATACGAGCATCCATGCATATGTTCTCTAAGAGGTCATAGAAGATATGGCGTGCATTGACTTGGATGGAGGTTAGAGTCTTTAATTTTCGATAGATTCGAAAGAGTTGACCGTCGGCTTTAATTATGTTTTCTTCTACTAAATACGTCCATTTTGATTGAACATCAAGAGGATACTCAAGCGTTAGTTCAAACATTCCGTTGAGTTCCTCTGTGACTATACAGGAAATCGTATCGGATAAAACGACTAAACCATTGTTGTCAAAGTCAGTGCATTCGGAGTCGTATAAACTAATCATTTAGAGATACCCCCAGTTCGGCGTTATTTCCACAGAGGTTACCGTTCCGGTCCAACTGATGGTATTTTCTCCCACGATTAACTTGGGGAACTCTCCTGACATATCGGTATTTTTAAGCACTGTGTCTTTGTAACAATCCACAAGATCGGAGTCAATAGTCACATAACCCGAGACGTTTGTCAAATGAATCACGTTGCCATTGACACTTAGGTCGATTGCTCCCGTACCGTAAACCTTGATGATGGGTTTGCTCTTAGCGGTTCCTGTGTTAACGATAGCGCCTGGCTTGGTTAATGTTTGAACCGTGTTAGTCAACGTTCGGGCCAACGGTTGACAGTCAAAGATCACTACGAATTTATGCCACTTCTCTATGATCCGGTTAAAGGGAATCTGATTAAGAATGCAAGCCTGATACTTACGATCTGATTGGTTGGAGAAAATAACTTCTCCTGAACCATCTAACCAACCCAAGACTAGATCAACCGTTGCTATGTCCAAGAGCGTACATTCACAAGTTTTTACCGTGCCGCGATACGTCTCATAGTCCTCCGTTAGAAATCCATCCCTGCCCGGTATAACCACCTCGTTTATATCTCTTGGGGTCTTACTGATAGGCGGGGGCTCATTCACTAGAATCCCCATGTCTTTGCTATTGACAGTTTTGAATATGAAATATGGTTCAGCCATTAGTTAGCCCCCTCCCTATTGCTACTTGTTTCCGATAAAACTCTAACTCCTCAGCAAATGCTTGAACGTCCTGAGTTCTATTGTTAATAAACTGCTCAATGGTTACCGATAGTCCGCCTTTACTCGCCTCAGGACTTTTTGTGACTGGTGTTTTACTCTCATTTTGAATTAGGCCAGCTCTTCTGGTTGCGTCCATATTAGAAATAATTGCTGTTTTACTTCTAATTTCATCCACGTTGATAGCTTGGTTTTTGCCAAAAGTAGAATTAAGACCTTTATTAACGTCCGATAGATCAAGAACAGGACGAATAGTAGGAGTTACATCCATATCGCCACTTATACTATCTGAGATACCGGACACAGCCCTACTTAGGGCAGATACAGCAGTTCTCCCTATGTTCTCAGCCTCTGTTGCAACTAACCCAGTAAACTTTTTCAGGCCTCCTGCTAATCCCTCAGCGGCATACATACCAACTTCTTCAAACGCTTTAGAAGGAGAATGACTGTCAAGAGCCTTTTTAGCAGCATCAAGTGCAGCACTCCCCAGATTAGCGCCCCATTTAGCACCTTCCGAAATTTTAGACTTAATACCACTAACAAATCCGCCGACCACATCCGCACCAGCTTTTACAAAGTCAGGAACCGCCGCTGTTAATACTTTTTTACCACCCTCTATCATCGCCGACATAAGATTACTAAAGGCTTCGATCATAGGGTCAGTATTTTTCCGAATAGCGTTGGCGAGTCCGTTTACAAACGCAAGAATTAAGTCGAAAGTTGCTTGAACTATTAATGGTAACGATTTAATGACTCCCGCTACAAGTGCGACGACTATTGCTACACCTTTTTCTATTATTTTTGGTAGGTTCGTCAGTATCGTATCAAGAAGTACCATAATAAGTTTCATTATGGCTTCTATTATGACGGGTACATTATCGCCTATAACTTTAGCCATTGCGACGATACCCTCGCCAAACTTTGTAAGCATGAACGGTATTAAACTTACAATACTTGTCACAATCGCTACAAGCGCCGTAGCGCCAGCTACACCAGATACAGCCAATGCGGCTAAACCCGCTGAAAGTGCTAGAACACCGGCTCCTAACGCCAATACTGCAATACCAAATATACCGAGTGCGATTGCTAAAGCTAGTATAACAGGCACTAAAGGCCCAAGCACTAATGCCGACAGACCTAGTACAGTGAAAACGCCGACCAAAGCAAGTAACGCAACGCCAACTTGAATTAAAGACATACTTCCTAACATTTTTAAGGCCGTAGCAAGAGCCATAAGAGAAACACAAACAATGGTTAACGCGGTCGCGTCAAGCATTTCGCCTTTCATAGCTTTAAGCATTATTGTCATGATGCCAAAAGCAATACCGATCGTCGTTAGACTTTTTACTATCTCATCCCAACGCATCTCAGCAACTTTTTTTAAAGCTCCGCCCACAATGACTAACGAAGTAGCCATGTCAAGCACCGCTAATGAATTAATAATTGACATTTTTGGCATAGCGTTGAGCGCAAGCACCATGATTAATAATGCGCCGCCCATCGCGACTAGGCCTTTGCTCAATTCTTCCCATGATAATTGACCCATACTCTCAAAAGCTTTTGCCAATATAAGAATACCTGCTGATAGGATGGTTATACCGAGTCCTATGGATATCATGCGTGCGGGGTTACCCATTAGATTCATAAATAAAGCTAATTCAGCTAAGGCTACTGCAACTCCAGAAAGACCTTTTATTAGAACTCCAGTATCTATTTCTCCCATCTTTTTAACAGCGCTAGTTAATATAACTAATGCCGTTGCTAAAATGAGAATGCCAGCGCTGCTCGTTACCGCCATGGGACTAAAGGAAGCTCCCTTCATAAATAAGGCTAGTTCAGCCATGATGACACCAACACCAGTTAATCCTTTACCAATCTCATCCCAATCCAATTTTCCCAATTTCTCCATTGCGAAGGAAAGAACCAACACCGCGGCGGCCACTGCCATCATCATAGGAGGTAATATTAACATAGCCTTAAATCCGGGACCCATGACTAACTTTTCAAATATAGCCATTATTCCAATAAGTTCGGCGAACAGCATCGTGATCGCAGTCAACGAAGACCCCATTTTTTCTGGATCAATCCCTGATAAAACATATATAGATGCCGCTAATAGACCGATGGCTATCGCGATCTTCATTAGCGCACCGGCTTGAAGTTGGGTTTGATATGCAAGAAAGCATCCACGAACGTTGTCTAATATACTTGTAAGATTCTCAAGAACACCTTTTCCAGCATCAAATATATCAAATATATCGATCAAACGCCAAACAAATTTAGAAACTAGCACGATGATGCTGGCAAATGCACCGGCGTTAAGTGCCTTAAAGATATTGTCGAAATTGAAATCCTCGAAAAAGCCGGATACTTTACGCTGAATAAATCCAAATGCCTTCCCAATTATACTCGCTAGATTCAAAAATATAGATTCTAATTTCTCAAAAACAGTAAACGCACTGGGTAATGGGGCTAAGAGCTCTTTAAGTTTTTCTAATGACTTATTAAATATGTCTGAGGCTTTAACGGATTCACTGATAGATGTTAAAAATTTACCAAAGGAGCTTGTAGCCCCAAGAACTAAATTACTAATAGGAGGTAAGGCCGTTGAACCTAAACTAAACAATCCTTTGACCACAGTTGATATGGCGTCGCCAATAGTCTTTAGTATCGAGAAGAATCCTTTGAACGTCTCCTTAATACGACTAGTTGTCTGATCACTTATCTTTAACTTTTCTGTAAATTCCTTAAAACCCTTCGTTAACTCAACCAGTCTCTCTCCAGTCATCGCAGGAAAGATCTCACGGAAAGCTTCACCAATCGGCTTCAAGATAGCCATAAGGGCTTGGAACGCATTTGTTAATCCTTGTATTAGGGCGTCTCTTCCCCCATTTTGATTCCAGAATGCAAGCATTGCATTTCTAGCATCCGTCGATGGTCCTATAAGCGCTCCGAATGCATCATTAATGGCGGTGAGAGTTTTCGTAGCTTGCTCTTTGTTACCTATGATATTTTCCCATGATACTGCCCAACCAGATTGCACAGATTCCTTCATTGTGGACATTAATTGGGTAAAGGTTTTAACTTGAGTAGCGGCGTTTGTAAGGTCCACATCGTTAGCGAGCTTCTCGAGTGTCTTTATAAGAACTTCGGAGGTGATCCATCCACTCTCTAAAGATTCTCTAAACGACACCGCTTCATTTCGACCATGTCCAAGTTCTTTGGCGGTATTCTCTAAAGCTTTCTGGAAGAGTTCGCCACCCATGCCCGCATTAACTACAGAATTCCAATCCATAAGTTTGACTGTTCCAGAAGCCAATGCCTGAGAAAGTTGATACATCGCAGTGGAGGCTTGTTCTGCCGACGAGCCAGACCCAGCAGCCAGATTAGCAATACCTTTAATTGCAGTTACTGCGGGTCCTAATGCCACGCCAGCTGCTGTGAACGTACCAATGTTCCGAGTCATCTGAGCAAAGTTATAAATTGTTAAATCGGCATACTCATTCAACTCTCCTAGTGCTTTATTGACTTCGTCAAGGGTTGTACCTTTACTCTTTGTATTTGTCATAATGGTTGTGATGGCATTCATTTTTGTTTCATACTCATCTAAACCTGTTTTGATAGGATCGATTGTGAGTGCTGATACTATATTTTTCCCAGCTTGAATGGCACTGTTTGTAATATTTTGAAGAACCGTTATGCCCATAATCCCGAGTGCTGAGAATTTGGCATTAAGAGACTCAACGCCTGACGCAATTCCAGAAAGAGAGAATGCTTTTCCGGTCTGATTAAGATTGGATAAACTCTTTGCCGAGGACTCCAAATTTAAACCGTTTTTTAAAGTGTTAAGAGAATTAACACTTGTTTTAACACCAGCTTCAAATTGTTGGTTGTTAAACTCCATCTGAACTACACGTTTATCCACAGTGCTCATATATCGCTTACCTCCTTCCATGCTCCATCTGCGATCCTATCAAATACTGGCCTGATTGCAGGCTTTATATAGTCACGTCCTTGAACGTATCCTCCATTTCTAGTACCATGCCCATATTCTAGAATGACTGCAATCGGCACGTTATCTACGATATTTGAGTTGGTCCAATATATCTTAATGTTCCCATTAGAGCTTTGAATTTCATAATCCCAAGACCGACTTGTTTTACCCGTATTGATAGGGGTGGCTGAAGCAAGAGCCGAAACGCCTTCTTTAGCATACTTTTGAAGAACCTGCAAAAAGTTGGCTTTAACAGCCTGCTTCAGAAACTTCTCTGTGTATTTAAAATCTCCGCTCTGCTTGAATGCAATCATCGGATCACCCCTTAGTATTTAATGCTTTTCTACGGGCATCATTAAGTGCTTTATTTCTATTCATGATTTCCCTTTTATTCATCTTCTTACTAGGTTGATTCTTTATGTAACATACATTAATTAACGTTACCAGTCTATTCAGATGCCATTTTTGGCATTCGAAAGGAATATTCATCGATATCATCCAGTAATATAGAATCTCAGCAGTAACGACCTCTCGATTTATAGTTTTCTTGTCATTCGAGAAGATCGTAGCCGTCATTGGCAACTCAATATATGTGCCAACTTGTGCGACATTTTCGCGCGTGATAAATCGGTAAACATCGGGATTAACATTCTGTGTTAATGTCATACATTTTATGTAATCTACTGATTCTTCAAATGTTTTATCATCCTTTGTCAAGAAAGGTTTACACCATTTTGACTCCCATTTTGAAAGGGAGACCAGAGAATGCTCCAGCTGTAACACCTGTTCCTTGGAGGTTACGAACTCCTCATTAACTTCGTCATAATCCTCATGAGAAGGTATTATCATCTTTAACATACTCCGGCCCCCTACTCAATTCACTATTGTTTGGCTTTAGGTAAAGTAGCAACGAGACCATTCACAAAAGCCGCCGCTGAGTCAGCATTGGTTGACAGCTCCATAAATAGATCACTATAAGCCTCTGTTTGGGCAAACGCATCCCGAAGTTCTTGATTCTTGACGAATCGTTTGCCATCTAGGGACTTTTCGCCATATGATTTAAGGACTAAGTCCTTAAAAATTTCAACAATCCTTTTCCCATCTTGTGCGGCTACAATCTTTTCAATTGTCTTAGTAAGGCCACCATTTCTGGACAGTTCCATTTCCGTGAGTTCGGCTTTAGACAAGTTGAAATAGAAATCCTCAGTTCTTTGATTTCCGTCGTAATCAGTGTAGGTCATGGTTTTCTTAAGCAAAGTATTTAACTCCTTTCAAAACATATTAGTTATAGCGAAACCCCCCGTTTTCCAGGAAGCTCCGCCCTAAAAATAACTTAGGCCACAGTAGTAAAGTTCTTAACCACGGCCGCAAGACTCTGACCATAGATATCCACGACGCCACCGACAGTGACAACATAAACGGTATTGTTGGCGAGGTTGTCCGTTGGAGTAAAGGTCAGTATCTTCCCTGCGACATCCCAAGTCTTAGCGCCGGCGATAATCTCCCCAGCGGCTGATGCAACTACAACAGATTCACGTGCAATCGCGTTATTGAATGTCAACACTACGCTCACAGTAATGGCTTGATCTTCAGCGTCATCAAGTGGTCCAACTGAGGATAATTCAAGAGCACTCGGTGCACCAGCAGCAAACAACGCTGCGATGTCATCCGGCAAAGGAAGATGTGGATCAGCACCGGACGTTCCGTAAAGAATATCTTCCAAAGTTGCGAGAGTGGTTGAGGAGACTTTTGTAGAATCGATGGTTAAAGAAGCTGTTGGTTTCTTACCCGTCACTGCTACGGGCGTTGTCGTAATCTCCCAAGAGAATGTAATCGCTTCCGGGGAGTCATTAATGGTCGAATATCCTTTTTCAGAAGGAGCTGCCAGCGCGCCATATACTAAATGCAACTTATATCCGTAATCAGGACCATCAACGTCATTGCCAAGAGTTGTTTTGTAGCATAATCCAAACATCGATCGATTCTGTTGTCCAATTGTTACACCGGTAGCAATTTCTGCCGATCCATCACACGCAGCAAATTCATCAGGATACGTATATGCTTCAATGGATGCTCCAAACTCCTCCACAGACATAAGATTTAAATATTTAATATCATCTGCATAAATTGGAGATGGTTTGGCGCCAGACGGACTCTCTGAAACAGATGTAAGACCGTTCCATACAACACCTAACGGATAAAGCCCTTCCGCATTTCTAGGATAAAGAACCCCTTGATTCACGCCAGTTTCATAAAAACGAGCACCATTTGCATCCCAAATAAGTCTAGTCATTTTTTCCTCCTTAATAATAAATTGTAAATATATCATGATTGAGATTATCTTTTGTGTAATGATTGGAAAACGAACATAATGGTAGAGCAGCAATCCTGCCAGGAATCTCACTATCAGGATTTTTATCAATTACTGTGAGTTGATATCCTGTGTGATGTGCGTAAGGTCGATTATCGGCGAAACTAGTGCGAGCTGTGTTTCTCGAATATACGATGCATGGATATTGCATCTTGATTGATTCTGGCGGTTGGAAATATACATATGATGAGCCAAGAAGGTTCTCAAGTATTGTTTGGAGCTCAACTCGGCTCGGCATTGTACACTCCCCCTATTGCTAAGATAAGACGAGGTCTCTGAACTTCCACGTTGGTAATTTTCCAAGAGACCCCCATCCATTTTACATATCGCATTCCAGAAAAGTTCTGATAGGCAAAGGGATCGGCTACGATACTGATGGCATTATTAATGACAAGATTATCGTTAAGATTTGGTCCACTTTGCCATTTCACATTACTCTTTATAACGTCCCCTGAGTAATTTCGCCCAACGATAGTCTCGGTCCAGACCCCTGGGGCGGTCTCTATTGTCTCAGCGTAGCCGATTTCTCCATAAAACTTTGCCATTTAAACGCACCATACTTCCATTTTGAATCCCCCGTTAGGGATTGGTATTAATTAGCTAGGGACAACAACGAATTCCAATGCAATTGCGGAGTAAGGTTTGATCAATGCTCCGGAGCAACGGGTCTCGATAAGATACTTTTGCTTATTGTAATCGATATCGAAATCGTCAAACAGATTAACTGCTCCACCCTTATCAGCACCCACATTATAATCGGCCAAGTTAACAATAAGTCCACCAAGAGTATAGGTAGTGCCATCGTCCGTTCTGGTTAAACTCTCCATCACTGGCGATGTAATGATTTCTTTAACACGGAGGGCCGTGGCTAACTTATCAACGGAATCATAGATTATGCGGCCGGTCGTATCTTCCATCAACAGGCAATCAGTAAGAATATCCTCAGTGCAATATAAGGATGGTGATCCGGAACCTTTATAAGCCTTTCTGGCTTTAACGGCGGCTCGGATAAAGGCCTTTGCTTTTTGATCGGCTGTGGCAGCAGCAACATGCTCAACGCGAGTCTTAATGGTGTATAAAGCAGCGTCTGTCCAAATTGGACGGATATTTGCTTCGTTGACCTTAT